ACTGAAAAAAGATATTTAAAAAAATTAAAAAGTGAGTTACAATGTTTAAAACATTGGGGAAATTCAACCCAAAAAATGAAAACATGGTTTAGAACTGTTTTTGACTATGACGGTATAGAAGTAGAAATAAGAGATATGCAAGGTCATTGGTATAAAACATATACAGGAAATGGGTATAATGCTAAACCGTATAAAGATAATAATCAACGACAAAGTTGGGAAAACTGTGTATCAAAACATAGTGTTCAACTTTACAACGGTAAACTACATAAATGTGGTTCTATTACATATTTGAATGATTTTTTAAATAAATATAATCTTATGGAAGATAAAGATTGGAAACCTTACTCTAAATATAAAGGTATAAAATCATCAGCACCGTTAAGCGAGATTAAAGATTTTTTTAAAAAAGAAGATGAATGGATTTGTCAGATGTGTCCATCAAACCCAGACAAAAAACATTCTAAAGAAGTATTCAAGAGATATGAGTACTAAGCTAATAGTATTATTAGCATACTTTTAACCAAAGGGTAAGAATTAATTTATATGCAGTACTTTATAAGAAAGTTAATTTATTTCTGTTTCATTAGTTGATAACCAGATATGTATATATTTGTTAGAAACAATGATGTAAGTAAAGCTTTCCGAATACTTAAAAAGAAGCTTCTAGAAGAAGGAATCTCTAAAGAACTTCGAGAAAGACAACACTTTATCGGAAAAGCAGAAAAAAGAAGACTCGCAGAAAAAGCGGGTAAAAAACGTTGGATTAAAAAAAGAGCTCAACTAGAGCAACAATTTATCCGTGAAGAACGTAATCAATTTAGAAAAAATAAAAACAAAAGAAATCAAAGAAATGTTCAAAGACCAAACCAAGGTACAAATCAGCAAAACAGATCACGTCCATCTGGCAATAAAAATTACAGAAAACCACGTACATAATTTAACTTTTACGCTTGAGGCTTTTATCAAAGCACTCAAACAAGGTCATGTGGTGTATGACAATTTTACCTTGACTGTTCTAAATGATCGTGTTAAGATTTATACAAATGATTATTTTAAACATTATAGATTGTCTTTAGACGAGTGGGAAACAGTTAAAAAACAATTTACAGACGCTTTAAAGTTGCATACTGCTAAATAATTCTCTATAATTAAGTATTAAATATGGAGAGTCACATGAACGCATACAAAGGAACTTTTAAGAAAAAGAACGGAGAAAAACGAGAGATGGTATTCGCTAGAATATGGGATTTACCAGAGCCGTTTTTAAACAAACATGTTCAAGGAGCTGGATCTGAAATGAAATATCCTGACGGCATGGAATTAGTTTGGGATCTAGAAGCAGACAGCTTTAGAGTTTTTAATTGGAAAACACTTGAAGGTAAGACAAAATATTTTAATATAGATAGTGCCTTGTTTGAGATATAGTTGAATACGCAGACTGGACTCGGGGGCGGTACCCGACACCTCCACCAATAAAGAGAATATTATGAGTGATGAAAAGAAAAATGGAATTGTTGTCAAAGACGAGCATAATGAATTTGAACTAGCACTTAGATTTTTAGGAAATGAACTTATAGCTATTAAGATGGCAGCCCACAATTTTAGCGGTAAACTAATTATATATAGTATTCTTCTATTACTTTTTAGTTTTATGCTAATTGAAGTTTTTGAAGTCAATACTTGGCTCTCATAATTATCCAGAGGGGGTGAAATAGGATCGACAGATGAATAAAAACGAATATTTAGAGGCAGGTGCGCAAGCGACCTCAACCGCAAGACTTTAATAAATGCAAACGATAATTTTGCACCTCAGGATATGCCGTTAGCGGCTTAATTCCTATGCGCCTGGAGAGAGCGCGGAAACAGAATCTCTCCGCATTTCAAAGAGGGTTCAATGATTAAAAATACAGACAAATTAGTAATGTTAATGGATGAAATAGCCATTGCAAAAAGTAGACTACAACCACAAGATACAGGTCATATTCATACTTCGATTAATTGGTTACAGCATAGAGTTGAAGAAGTAAAAAAAGAACTAGAAACAGAATATGTTAATATTAATGATCAAAGAGTTAGAGTCAATAGAGGTTTATGGGATGTCGCAGAAAAAGACGGCACTGTAAAAAATGTATAAAACATATCTATTAGGAAATGGTGGCTATGCACAAGAGTGTTTTGAACAATTTGTGTTAGGCGGAGTTATAGAAGACTTTGGTGGTTTTTTAATTTTAAAAAATAATAAACTAGTTTTAATCGATGACGAAGGTGTTAATGATTTTAAATACCCAGACAAGGCGTCTTTTGTTTTAGGAACAGGTCATCGAATTTGGAGAAAAAAATTTTTAAATCATCTATTTAAAATCTACGAACCAGACATAAATCATTTTCCAAATATTGTTGCTAATGAAGCACACTTATCTCAAACTAGTAGATTAGGAATCGGAAACGTATTAAATTGTTTTGCAATGACTAATGCTAATGCAGATATGGGTAATTTTAATTTACTAAATTGTTACTCCTCTGTTCATCACGATGTAAGAATGGGTAATCATAATATTTTTACTACTTACGCTACAGTATTAGGTTATTGTAATATAGGAGATGATAACTGGCTAGGTAACGGAACAACTGTTACATCACGAACCAACATAGGGAACGATAACACTCTAAGTTCTGGAGAACATTTATTTGATGATATGACAAATAGACAATTCTTCAAAGCAGGAGTCATTGTTAATAAACCAAAAAAATGATAGTATTATTTAGAAGCTCTGAAGCAGCTATATCAGCTGGGTCATTGGGAGATGAAACAAAAGAAGGATTACGTTGGAATGGTAAGCATAAACTAGAAATAATTAGAAAATGTTACCTCTCAATTCAGCCTAGTTTAACAAGAGATGATAGAATAATAGTCATTGATGATAGAACCACTGACGATACAATTACGTGGATGAAAGAAAACACAAACGCTGTATTTAATAGATATAAAATAACGCCCTTACCAGAATTAAGAGCTTCTCACCCTTATCCTGCTTATCACCCTGTGTTAGCTAATTCTTGTCCAGACTTAATGGAATTTTTAGTTGATATTTCTGAAAAAAATAAAGATGAATTAATCTATGTGTGTGAAGATGACTATCTTCATATACCTCAAGCAATTGAAGCAATGAAAGCATTTTTTGGAAATAAGTTCGGAGGATTTTACGCTCCACAAGACTATCCTGATCGATATTTATTTGATAGTGATAGAACGTGTAGGTTAGAAGTAACTAACTACGGACACGTAAGAAGTATTCCAAGTGCTACACTAACTATAGCTGCGCTAGGAGCTACCTGGTTGAAATATAAATATGAATTACTTAGGGCAGGAGCTTTTGCAGACGATACTTGGACTTGGAAAGCTTTTAAACAAGTGGGAGCCTACTGTCCAGTGCCTGGTCATGCTACTCATTTACAAGATGGGTGTATTACGCCTCTTATACCTTGGGATACAGTATATGATTCAATCAAAATCTAAAAAAATTTCTTTTATATTAATAAAAAAACTCTTATATGATAAGTTTCAAAGCTATCTAGAGAATGCTCAAAAAACTAATCAATTTACTAACTATGGTTGGGCAGCGAAAGAACTTGAAGAAAGAGCAAGAGATATGCTTAAAATTGATGATTCAAAAGGAATTATTGCTTGTTCAAGTGGTACCTCAGCACTTCATGCAATGCTCTGGGCTATTCAAAGACAGGACGGACCCGCGAGAATCGGTACGCAAGATTTTACTTTTGCATCTAACTCTTTAGGTCCTGCTGAGGGACCTATTGTTACTGATATGAAACCAAATTGTAACATAGATTTAAATGATCCATATATCCAACAAGCAAAAATTTTAATAGTAACTAATGTTTTCGGTCATTTACAAGATTTTGAATACATATCAAAACATAATTTTCCTTATGTAATATTTGATAATGCTGCTACTCCTTATACTTTCTTTGGAGGAGCTAATAGTTGTAATTATGGTGTAGGATCTTATATATCTTTACATCATACAAAACCAATTGGTTTTGGAGAAGGTGGATTAGCTATAATTGATAAAAGATATGAAGAAAATGTTAGAATTGCAACTAATTTTGGTCTCATTGACGGAGACTTTAATGAACGCAGTGGAAACTATAAAATAAGTGATATTAGCGCTGCAGCAATACTTCAATGGTGGGATCAGTTTGACATTGATGAATTAGCTGCGCAATTTCAAGACAATTATTACAAGTTAAAATATGAACTAAAAGATATTGAAGGAGAAAATTGGGTAAACCATTCTGATGATAATACTTTTTTTCCGAATTGTTATCCATTTTTTCCAGAAAAAGAGATACCGAATAACATTTTGGAAAAGTATGAAATTAAAAAGTACTACAAACCTTTAAGAAATTTTCCAATCTCATCAGCAATGTATGAAAAAATACAATGTTTTGCTCTAACAGAAGGAATTAATTATGGCTAAAAAAATTGCAGTTGTAACTGGTTATGCAGGATTCATAGGCAGTACTTTTACGAAAAAACTTTTAGAAGAAGGATGGTATGTTTATTGTATAGATAGATTTAGTCACGTATCTAATATACCTCAGAGTGATACACTTTTTAGTACGTATAAAGATAGAATGCACATACTCAATGCAGATATTTGTGATTTAGGATGGCTTCCAGAGTGTGATGTAATTTTCAATTTAGCAGCTGAGAGCGATGTTGATATTGGTAACCAAAACGCATTTCATTTTGTTAGGTCAAATATTGATGGAGTAAGAAACTTATTATCGATTATCCAGCAAAGAATAATAATTAGAACTGATAAACCTTTATTTTTTCAAGTTTCAACAGATGAAGTATATGGTGATATACAGGAAGGTTCTTTTTCTGAAAAATCAGAGTTAAACCCTTCTAATCCTTATGCAGCGACTAAAGCATCCGCAGATTTACTAATTCAAAGCTGGGCTAGAACACACGGTTTAGACTATATTATAGCAAGACCCTCAAATAATTATGGTCTTTATCAGTATCCTGAAAAATTAATACCAATATGCTGCAAAAGATTGTCACGAGGTAAAAAAATAAAACTTCATAATGAAGGAACTCCTGTCAGAACCTGGACTCACACAGAAGATACTGCTGAGGCTCTATTAACACTTTATGAAAAGGCAGAAAGAAATAAGATTTATAATATATCTTCAGAGTTTGAACAAACTAATCTTGAAACTGTTACAAAGTTAGTTAATGCTTACTTTTTGGAGAAAATTAACAGACAGGTTCCAGATTTAGAAAACCATTTAGATTTATCTTATACAAGACCTGGTCAAGATGTTAGGTATGCTATAAGTTGCGATCCTTTAAAAAGTCTAGGATGGGAACCAAAAAAAGTTTTTGACGAAGAATTAGTTAAACTAGTTAATCACTACAAAAAGAATTGGTCTTGGTAATGAGAGTTTTTATAACTGGAGTCAGCGGGCTTTTAGGAAGCACTATGGCTAGATTCTTGATAAATCAAGGTCATGAAGTTGTAGGTATAGATAACATGATTGGAGGAGTTGAGACTAATGTACCAGAGTTAGTTACCTACATAAAAGGTGATGTTTTAGATGTAGAACTCATGAAAGAATCTATGAAAGATTGTGAAGTAGTATTTCATACTGCTGCTCTTCCATATGAGGGGTTGAGTGTCTTTTCTCCAATGGTTACTGCAACAAGTATAGTTTCAGGAACATTAGCTACTGCTTCTGCAGCAATTCATAATAAAGTAAGATTGTTTATAAACTGTAGTTCCATGGCTCGTTATGGAAATTTGATACCTCCTTTTACTGAAAATATGACTCCAACGCCTGTTGATCCCTATGGATTAGCAAAATTAAATGCAGAACAACACCTTAGAATTTTGAGCGATCTACATGGTTTATATTATTTAACTGTTGTTCCTCATAACGTAATTGGTATAGGGCAAAGATACTTTGACCCATTCAGAAATGTTGTAGGTATCATGATTAGTAGATGTTTACAAGGTAAACCTATAATAGTTTATGGAGATGGAGAACAAAAAAGATCTTTTTCTAATGTTCTTGATTGTATTAAAGCTATTTATAGAATGATGGAAAGCTCAAGAAAAGATTTATGTGGGCAAGTTTATAATATAGGCCCAGACGACAATGAAATATCAATAAAACAATTAGCCTATAAAATCGGACATTATTGTGAAAAGTATCCTAGCTTACAACACTATCCAGACAGGCCAGCAGAAGTAAAAAATGCTTTTTGTTCAAGTCAAAAAGTTCGAGATGAATGGAATTATAATGCTACTATAACTGTAGAACAAACTATTAATGAAATGGTAAACTGGATAAAACCAAGAGTCAGAGAGTTTGAATATCATTTACCACTAGAATTTGTTACAGATAAAACCCCTAAAACATGGACAGATAAATTAATATGAGTGAACCAGATGGAATTGAATTAGCATTATTACACGCATTAAGATATGAAGAATCAACCATTAAACATGTTGATACACAAAAACGATGGGGTATTAATGAAGAAGAAACTAAAATAATTTTAAAATGGATGAAACTCAGAATGGAAGATATCAAAGGAAGATTAAATGGTTAAAGTAATAGTTCCTTATGTAGATGAACAAGAAATCGTAGAACATAAAAATAGTTTTTGGTATTTAGACGCTCACTATGAACGAGATAAAGCAGGCATCGGATCTGATCTTATGTTTCAAAAAATGTGGAAACAATTTCCAGAGCATGATATTTTTATTCTACACTCTGACATGGGCGCGCATCATGATGGATGGTTTGACGAAGTTTTAAAATATGTAGAAGATTACCCAGAAGCAGGAATGTTTGGTTGTTTATTACTTTACCCTGCTAAAAATGATAAGGGAGAATTTTATGTACAATGTGCTGGAGGAAAATTTACTAACGAAAAGCCTGATCATTATGGAAGTGGATTAATATTAGAAAATAATGCAAGATTTAAAGATGAAATAGAAGTTGATCAAGGTCAGTATGACAAAGTTAGAGAGATTGCTTGGACAACTTTTGGGGGTTGTTATATCAGAAGATCATTTATCGATTGTGTAGGTGATTTTGACGCACAATATGAATGGACATATAATAGAGATGTTGATTACTGTTTACAAGCAAGAGAGCGTGGACAAAGAATTTACAATATTCCTGTTAGGTTATTTCATCATGAGTCTAGAGATAATAAACGATTAAAAGATGAAAATAAATTACAAATGGAGATGAGAAACCTCAAAAGACTCCAGACGAAATGGGCAAATTCAAACTTTTACAAAACGCTGGACAGAGAGATAAAAAATGGATAAAGTATTTATATCAAAGAGTGAATTAGCAAAATTACTACATACACAAAAGCAAAACGGTGGACCGTTTTTAACTGCCTTTTGTATGGTTTGGCTTTTAAATAGCTTATTATTTTTTGTTTTACCCATGATAGTATTTGGAATATTATTATTAATATTATATATCCCATTTTACTTTATCGATAAGATTATAACTGAAAGGAAAAAGAATGATCAATTATAGCGGAAAGATGTCAGAATCTTTTTGTAAAACTGCTTTAAAAATGGCAGACAATGAAAGAGGCAAACCTACTGATATAGAAAGAAATAAAATACACGGTTTATCCACGGTTCGAACTAGATGTTTAATTAGTAATCTTTGTGCTAAAGCAAACACTAATTACCTTGAAATTGGAGTGTATAAAGGATCAACAATTATAGCTGCCTTGTTTGATAACTTAACTACAAAAGCAGTTGGAGTTGAGCACTTTCTGTACGATGAAAGAGAAGCAGATAAATGGGCTCCTGAAGGTTTTATATGGGATAATATGAAATCACAACTTGAAGCTAATTTAAGTATTTATAGAACAAAAGAACGACTTAATAGAGATAACTTTACTTTAATTGAAAAACCCTTTCAAGATGTTGATTGGGCGAAGCAACCAAAATTCGATGTGGTGCATTTTGATGTAGCACCAGTAAATGAGCAAGTGTATGATGATTTTTTCTCACTAGTATTACCTTCTTTAGCAACGGAGTCTGTGGTCATATTTACACAACAATCTAACTCTTCTTTTGCAGATTTATTGAATAGTGCGTTATTAAAACACTCAGATAAAGTTACAGAAAGATTCAAGGAATATAGAATATCTAATAGCATGAGCGATTCTTATAAATATTTTAGTGGAATTGCGATGGTAGGGTTGAAACGTAAAATAGGTATTAAACCTGCAACTACAACTGTAAAGATGAAAGCGAATACATGATTAAAAAAAGTGCAATTAGTTTAATATCATACGATGCTAATAGGTTTTTAGTTGATAGTATTAAACAGTACTATAATTATGTTGATGAAATAATTCTAGGAATAGACAAAGACAGAATTACATGGAGTGGAAATACTTTTGAAATAGATGAAGATTCATTATGGAAAGAGTTAAGTAATGTTGATGGAGATTCTAAAATAACAATTATAGAAGAGGATTTTCATCAATCTAAAATAGCTATTGAAAACGACAATTATGAAAGAAACTTTTTAAAACAAGAAGCAAGTAATGACTGGATAGTTAGTATAGATGCTGACGAAATGTTAGTTAATGCAAAAGATTTTTTCTATAACTACTTACCTATAGTTGAAAAATACAATAAAGATAAAGATATATTATTAACTTGGGCAACTCCTTATAAAATATTAACAGACGATGATAATGTTAGCATAGCACTGATCATAGCGGATGAAGATGGATCACCTTTTTTTGGTGAGACACAAGGATTTATGACTTCCAAAGAAAGTACTTTTACTTATGCAAGGTGGACTGATAAATCTGCTCAAGGAGATAACAGATTACGGTCTCCATTAGTAGCATTACACTGGAGTTTATGTAGACCTGCAAATGAGCTTGAACAAAAAATAAAAAATATTGGGCACTCAGATTTAGTAGAAAAAGATCCTTTTTACAAAATATGGAAAGAAGTTGATCTTTCTAATTATAAAGAAATGCGTAACTTTAAAACTTCTGGATTAGGATCTGCACAGTGGCCAAAACTTGAAGCAGTGCCACTAAATCATTTAGAAAACTATATAAAAAACTATTTACAGAAGGCTTACTAATGAAAATTGAATTTATTGGAAAATTTTATGATAATCACTCACTAACCATTATAAATCGTAATATTGTAACGAGATTAAGTAAAAAATTTGATGTCTATATTACCCCATTAGATAAGTATGATTCACAATATAAAATCTCTACTGAACTTGTTAAAAACTTAAAAAAATTAGAAACAAAAGACTTAGGAGAATCAAATCCTGATATTCAAATCAGACACTCTTATCCACCCATTTGGAACTGGCCTGTAGGAGATAAAACAAAAGTTATTTTTATTCAACCTTGGGAATATCCTAAAGTTCCGTTTGAATGGCAATACAAGTTTGAAACTTTTGCAGATGCACTGATTATTCCAAGTAACTATGTTAAACAGGTATTTTTAGATGGTGGACTGAACCCAGCAAAAGCATTTGTTGTTCCTAACGGGTTTAATTCAGAAATATATAATACAGATAAATCTGATATAAAACCTATGTTTGATATTAATCCAGATAGATTTAATTTTGTATTTGTTGGAAACTCTCAATGGAGAAAAGGTTTAGATCTTCTCATTAATGCTTGGCATAAGTGTTTTAAAAAATATGATAAGTGTACATTAATAATTAAAGATAATCCACAAATTTATGGAAAAAATAATATTCTCAATGAGATTATAAAAATGCAATACAAAACAGAATGTGCTGAGGTTATTTATATAGACCAAAATTTAAGTGAGGATGAAATGGCTAATCTTTACAAGATGTCAAATGTGCTAGTGCATCCTTATAGAGCAGAAGGCTTTGCTATGCACGTGCAAGAAGCTATGGCTTGTGGTTGTTTACCTGTAGTTCCTACTGGAGGGCCTACTGATGATTTTGTTCCTGAAGAACTAGGATTAAAAATACCTACTGTTCCTCAAACTGTAAGAATCAATGATGACCAAGTATTTGCTATGAAACCAGGAGATGCAATGACCAGAATGAGCACTCATACATTTATAAATGAACCGTCTGGACAACACTTAGAACAAGTGCTAAAGTATATATATCTTCACCACAATAAAAAAGATTTATATTCTAAACTAGAAGCAATTACAATTAAAAATAATTGGGATCATGTGGCGGATATATATGAAGGAGTTATAAATGAAGTCCAATACAGAGAAGGAACAGCTAGATTTAGATAAATGGTTTGATGAATTAGAGACAGTTCCTCAACCATCTGTTTATGAGAAAGTAAAAGCTACATCTTTAGACGAAAAAATATTGCGTGATTTTCATGGGTTTGCACCAACCATTGATAATAGTTATGCAGGAAAACTACCTACAATCACCCCAAAGGCACAAATTTATATTTCAGAAACCTTAAAACCTGGAGAATATTTCAGGTTAGGTATAGATGGCGGAGGATGTTCGGGATTTAGTTACCTCTTAGACATTGCTACTGAAATTGGTGAAACCGATATACAGTTTTCACAAAACCCCCCATCAGTTATAGATAAAGAAAGTATTAAGTATTTATATGGATCTGAAGTTGATTTAGAAGATCACATGATGAATAAAATGCTAAAAGTGAATAACCCAAGTGCTAAATCAAGTTGTGGTTGTGGAACAAGTTTTGCAATAGATGAAGAGCTTTTAAAATACTATAGTTAATGGAGTTAGTATTTGCTCTCATTACTTATATAGGTGTAAATAAAGTAGATGAGTCATATTTTAAAAGTATTGATAATTGTATGTATTATGCGAGTAGGATAAATAAAAATTTACCTGTTCCTGGTAAAGAAATATCAGAGCGTTTTTCTGCAATATGTAAACCTGTTAAAATTAATTTAGATAAAAATAAAGTGTATTGATGAAAAAATTTAATTGGATTGTTAATGAAAGTAACATACCTTGGTTAGAACTTGATATTAAAATTCCTCATGAAGAAATGCTAAGGGAAGCTATGAATTTAAAAGATAGATTTGTTAGTCATAGAGATCAAGATGGTCAAGGCGGATATAGACATCAAGGATGGAGAAGTCTATGTATCCATGGAATTAGTGCAGAAAAAACTAATCATTATGAACAATATGGTTTTAAAACAAACGAAGAAACACCCTATGTGTGGACTGATATTATTGATCGGTGTCCTATAACTTATCAATTTTTTAGAGATGTTTTTCCTTATAAATCATATTATCGGTTAAGATATATGCTATTAGAGCCTCATGGTTTTATTACTCCTCATCGTGACAGCTTTGATTCTAAACTATCACCAATTAACATAGCCTTAAATCATCCTAGAGGATGTAAAATGAAAATGCAAGGACATAAAGGATATGTGCCTTTTGCACCTGGAAAATCATTACTATTAGATGTAGGAAACGTTCATGCGTATTTTAATGACAGTTATGAAGAAAGATATCATATAATAGTACACGGGATAAAAACAAAAGAATTTGAAGAACTAGTAGAACGTAGTTATGCGAAAAATGGGATTAAATAAAGATTATGTAGTTGGTATTTATAATGATACTACGTTTTCTAGTCATATGACTAAACCAGAAAAATTAAAAGAGTTAACTGAATTTTTTACAAGATTCAAATATTTTGGACCAATCATTACAGCAAATTCTGTAAATGCAGTTCTAGATAAGGCTCTTACACATGATGTCAAATATTGTATTATACAAGCCACAGGACACATAATTCAAGAGGCTGCATTTTTTCGTCACATCGAAAAATGGATTGAAAAACAGAATTTTTTTGTTACTGGGCATATTATGGATAAAAACAAACCCAATAAAAATAATCCAAAAGGCGAAAAAGGTTATTATGGATTACACAAACAATGTATGCTAGTTAACTTAGACTACTATAAAAAATTTGATAAACCAGTGTTTGGAAATAAATCATCAACTAAAGAAGAAACAGTTGTAAAAGCTATAAGACATTCAAAAGATATTCATGATGATTACACCCCATTATCATTAAGACCTACCGAAGAACTTACTATTTGTACTCCATTAGTCGATGGATGGAATTTTATAAATGTTAGTTTAGAAAACGAATTAACTGTGTATAATTTTCATCCAAAGATAAGAGAATCGAAACAATACATCTATCCTTCAACAAGTGCTGAAGATTTAGCCACCCAACTTAATTGGATACAAAATATTGTAGAGTACGCACCTACTTGTGTGTTTTTATGGAATACTGAAAATTATCTTGACCTAAAATACATTAAGTTAAAAAACCCAATCAAAAAACTTTACAGCGTTGCTGCAAGTTTTAAGCCTAATATGATTCTTAATACTTTTGGATTTAGAGACGATACAGAGGTAGTCTTTTATGATTATAGCAAACCAGCGCTAGCTTTTAAAAAATTACTTCTTACACATTGGGACGGCACTGACTACCCTAGTTTTATTTCTTGGGCTTTGTCTAAGTATAATTTTAGTGAGACAGGAGGAGCAGGAACAGAAACTATGACTAGACAAGAATTGTGGGAGAGGGAAATAAAAGCCTGGGGATCTGAAAAAAATATACAGGAACATTGGATCAGGTATAAAAAATTAAAACACTCTTATGTTCATGTTGATATTTGCGAAAACCCAGAGAAGATTACAAGACTGATTACAAATGAAGAAGATAGTATGATATGGTGGAGTAACGCTTTTCACACAGTTAACGCTCAATACGTAAGAGGTTTACACGGGGTAAAAGATTGTTATAATAAGTGGTTAGAAAATATAAATGAAAAGAATCCAAACATATGGATTTTAGGTAAAGATTATTTAGATAAACCCGTTGAGGGCGATACATTAAAGGAGTATTTAAATGGAAATAGATAAATTAAAATTATTCACTACAGAAGAAGATGTTAAAAACTATGCAAAAGTAAATGGGTATGGTGATAAAGGAACTACTAATTTAGTAAATCAGTGGAAAGAATTAAAAACTGATAAAATAGAGAAAAAAGTAAAAAAAGGATCTAAAAAATTTGGAATCTTTAATGAAGAGACGATTGCAATCAAAGATGAAGATTAAATTTATAAATGAGTTTTACGTATAGATATTTAAAATTTAGACTTAGTAAAGATTTACTAAATGAATGCAAAACTTTAGCTTATTATAATTATGCGGATAGAGATCTTAAAGAAGCAATAACTGCCTGTGCTATAAAAAGCCCTGATGGTATGCCAAATAATATGTATAAAATAATACCTGATACTTGTGATCAATACAGATTTACATCTATCGCAGGATCTATACCTAATATTATAAAAGAAATAAGTAGATTCGAATGTCCAACAGCTAGAATCCGAATATTAAAACAAGAACCCCAGGATAAAACACCAATACATATTGATGAAGAAAACTGGGGTAATCCTGTAGAAAAACATTTGAGAATATGGATAGCTATAAATCATAACCCAAACTTTATTTGTATTTTTGGTAAAGATGAGATTTGTTTAGAGGCTGGACAAGGAGTAGTATTTAATCCAGATACTCCTCATGGTGCAAAAAATTTAGATGAATTTGAAGCGAGATACTCGCTAAATATAATTGTTAAACCTAACAAATGGTTAAAAGAGAATACTATTGAACATTGATTTCGGAACTGCGTTCCACAAACCAAACGGAAATGCTGTAAAAGTTACAGTAAATGAATTTAGAGATCAACTATATTTACATATTAGAGAATATGCAATGGATGGAGATACGGGTCAATGGTATCCAACAAAATCTGGTTACTCTATGCCTGCTGATGAGGTAAGTTCTTTAATACCTCTACTCAGTCAAGCAGGAGAAGAAGTAGCAAAAAGATTTACTTGGAGTACACAACTTGAATTAGAATTGGAGAAATAATGAGTATAAAAGCATGGAATGATGAGCAAGAAGCAGAGCTAATTAAAATGTATACTGAAGAAGGAATAAAAGACGTATACGAATTAGCTTCACACTTTGCTAAAGGTTATAGAAGTGTTATAAGTAAATTAGTACAATTAAAAATTTACGAAAAACCTGAAATAAATGAGGAAGATAAAAGTCAAACAGTTAAGGTAATGTTAAGAGAGTTAGAAGATATACTTAATATTAGAGTAGACGGAACAAATCTTAATAAAAAAGAGAATTTAAGTATATTATTAAATTCAATTAAAGAGAGAATTAGTTGAAAATAGATACGACTAAAGAATGGCAAAAACTATATGGAGAAATTGATTCTGAACCAGAAAGATTCTATGAATGGATGCTTTGGAAACTAAAACAAGAAAAATTACACAATGAATATCCTGATGGTTACAATATTAAATGGAGAGAGGCAGAAGTGAATAATTATATCTACGAATCACCCGACAAAGGTAAAACAATCTATAAAAGAAAACCAGGAGAAACTGAGAGAGAATTAGTGACTGAGAGAAAGACTATAATAAAAGATATGGTAAACCATCCACCACACTATAATAAGGGTATAGAAACTACTGATTATATCAACTCTTATGATATGGGATTTTCGCAAGGAAATGTTATTAAATATGTTACTAGGTATAACTTAAAACATGATGATTTGAGAAAACAAAGAGAAGATTTAGCAAAAGCTAAATGGTATTTAAATGATTTAATTGTAGAGCTTGAAAAAAAGATTAAATGATTGAGTATTTCAAAAATGATTGGAAACAAACAGAAGAAGATTCTCATGTCATAAAGTGTATGAAAAAATCTTTTACAATCCTTGATGTAGGTTGTGGGTTTAATCAGTATAAAAAATTCTGCAGTAAAAGACAGTCATTTTTAGGGATTGATATAGTTAATGAAAATGCAGATGAAATCTGTGACATCATTGATTTTAATAATAGCTTATCTTATGACTTAATAATTTGCTACGGTTCGATCAACTTTTATAATAAAGAATGGGTCGATATTAGAATGAAAAAAGTATTTAGTTTACTCAGTAAAGATGGGGGATCAAGAGTATGTATGAAAGTAAATCCAGGACATCCTCATGCCGATGGAACCATGCTAGATTTTTTTCCATGGTCTATGAAGTATGCTCAAGAGCTTTCAGCTAAATATAATCTGTCTGTTGAAAATTATAGAGAGGGTTCGTTAGGAAGATTCAAGTTTGATTTTGTGAGATATAACTATTTACAACAAGAGGATATTCACAACTTCATATGATTGAATTACTTTTTGGGGTAATTTACGGAATAATAATTGGGATAATACCCTCAGCAGGAGCTACAACAGGTTTGGTAGCTCTTTTTGGTTTTATACATTTATTTCCTGACCCTTATTCTGCTATAGTATTTATAATGGCTGCAGTTGCTGCATCAACAACTGCCGATACCTTTACTTCTGTTTTATTAGGGATACCAGGAGCAAATTCTTCTGCCGCTACAATACAAGACGGATATCCTTTAGCGAAACGAGGTAAATCAGAACTAGCTCTTTCTGCAGCAATGACCTCTTCAACTTTTAATGGATTATTGTGGGGATTTTTAGTATTTTGTTTTATTCAATATTTTGATTTTATATATTTATACGTAGGATCAAAAGAACTTTGGATAATAACTTTATTATCTTTTTTTAGTGTAATACTAGTATTGGGTAAAAAATGGTATTTAGGACTAATTGGATTAAGTTTAGGAATAATTTTAGCATTAATAGGAACTAACCCCGTAACAAATGTATCGAGAGGCACGTTTGGATGGGAGTATTTATCTGATGGTTTACAACTTATGCCAGTGATTGCAGGAGTATTTGCAATTCCTGAATTGTATGAAGGCTTAAGAGGAAATAAAAAACTAACAAAACCCTCTCTTAAAGAATATAGATTTTTAGGTATTTTATCAGTAATTAAATATAAATGGATATCTTTAAAAGGAGGACTCATTGGGGCTTTTATAGGACTACTACCTGGATTAGGAGGAGCTGTTGCTGATTGGATAGCTTACGGTCAAACAGTTTTAAGCAATCAAAAACAACTAATACCTTTTGGAAAAGGTAATATAAAAGGTGTCATAGGATGTGAGGGAGCTAATAATGCACAAAAAGCTACATCTATGATTACTACACTACTATTTGGAATCCCAGGGGCTCCTTTTGCAGCAGTAATAATTGCTTTATTAATGTATTTAAATATTGAACTAGGAGATCCTTCACTTTTTGAAGATCACAAGTTATTTCAATCAATGTTTTTTGGATTTATTGGAGGAACTATTGTTGTATTCTTTGTTCTTCTTGCTTTTCTCAAAAAAATTTGTTATATTACTAGTATTCCTTTTAATTATTATTTTCCTCCTTTGATATTACTTATCTTATGGAGTTGTGTACAATATACAGGAGGATGGGAAGATTATTTTATATTTACTTTAATATCTATATTTGGAATTATAATTCATAAACTACAAATTTCAAAACCTGCATTAATTATAGGATTTATCTTATTCGAGAGATTCGAGCTTTTAACTATACAACTATTAACGAGATATTTATGAAAATTTTAACTATACTCCTTTCTTTATTTACTTTTTCTGCATTAGCAGATTATACGATGGTCATTCCACAAAAACCAGGAAGCGGTACATCTCAGTGGGCAATGATTGTTGCAAAACACTTGGAAAAGCATTTAGAAGAAAAAATAAAATTTAAACACATCCCAGGTGCAAGAGATATTCCTGGATTCAACAAATTTCACAATGATTTAAGGTTTGATGACAAAACCATAATGGTTTCGCATGGAGGAAATGCAGTTGCTTATTTAACTGAAAATGTAGATTATGATTATAATCAGTATACTGCAATCGGTGGAATGAATCTTACTATAGTGATGGGAAGTAAAGAATTAAAAGATAAAGCTATATTTGCTGGAGGTAGTGGAAATGTACCTGATGCAATGGCTTTAACTTTATACATGTGCGGAAACATGACAT